ATTCTGGGGCTACTTGTGCCGCGACGCTGCCTACTCCCAGCGATGGGCGATCGGTGTCCAGCTCGGAGGCGGTGCCATCCGGGGCAGCGGCAAGGCAGCACGCAAAGAGGTACACCTTGACCCGACATCGATCGCGATGTTTACCGAGGAGGTGCCCGGCGGCGGCAGGCTCGGGCAGTTCGGGGCGAGTGTAGATCCCGAGCGGTATCAGCTCGCGGTCGATTCTTTTGAGCAGAGAGTGCTCGCGCACAGCGGCTTGAGCCCCGACGACTTCCAAAAGAGCGGCGGTGCTGCCGAGTCCGGCTACGCTATCGCCCTCAAGCGTGAGACGGTCCGCCGGATCCAGAAGGCATCCGAGGCTCAGTTTGAGCGGGCCGACAAGGAAGTGCTGGCCCTCTCCGCTGCGCTCCTCAATGCGAACGAGGGCGGCAACCTCCCCGAGTCGGGCTACTCGATCCGCTACATGGCGGTGCCCCCGACACCCTCGGAGCGGCAAGCCCGAGTCGCGGAGGCAACCTCCCTGCTAGAGGTCGGCCTAGCTTCCCCGGTCGACATCGTCCTGGCTCAGCATCCAGGCATGGAGCGGGCCGAGGCAATCGCACACTTAGAAACAATCCGCCAAGAGCGGGCACTCTTTCCGACTGTAGGAGGCGGACAGTAATGAGCGAAGACGCACCGAAGACTTACACCGAGGCACAAGTGCAGGAGTTGATCCAGACCCGGACCTCCGAGCTGCGCGACTCGCGCAACGCACTCACCGCCGAGCTTAACGAACTCCGCCCCACCGCTGCCGCCTGGGAGCAGAAGGCCGGCGCGTTCCAGGCTGAGCTAGAGACGCTATCCGAAGTGCGCTCTCAGTTCGACGGACTACAGGCGAAGCACGCAGAGGCCGAGGCTCGATGGGGCCAAGACCGTGTGCTGCTCGGTGCCGGGATCAAGGATGCCGATGTCTCCGACGTGCTGCGGTCGAAGTTCGCGCGCGCCGAAGAGCCCGGCGAGTTCTCCGATTGGTTTGAGCGGGAGGGGCGGAACACTCCGCTAGTCGCTGCGTTCCTGTCCCCCCAGCCTACGACGCAGCTCGATCCCCACCCTACGGATCCTGTCCCTCTCGCTCCGACCTCCCCGCAGATGCCGCAGGCCAACGCCGGCCGCAAGCCTGCCCCACCTGCCGCCCAGCCCTACACGCCTGGAAGCATCGCGAACATGAGCCGCGACGAGTTCCGGCGACAGAAGGATTCACTGCTCAACGGGTTGAAGGTCCCGCTTTAGGCTTGACGGACGGCGCTCGGTGCGCCTAGCCTTAACTCGTCGGGTCCTCTGCTAGGTCACTCCCACCTCACGGGCGAAGCAAGAGCACCGACCGAAGCGCACGGTCACTCCCACCGCAACGGGCGAGCGCAGCGAAGATTGAACCAACATCTACGCGCCGCACAGCGGCAGGAGTGAATTTACAATGGCTAACGAAGTCACCTATACCGGGCAGGGGGACAACCTCCGCGCCGCCGAAGTCTTCAACTCTCTCATCTGGGATCTGGTCTACGACCGAACCGATCTCCGGCAGCTCTGCGTCAAGCTCGGCGACCTCGGTGGCTCCGGCTCCGCAAAGCTTGAGACTCCGCAGGTCGACTGGAATCTCCCGATGGCGGCTGCCAACGTGGACGAAGTAACAGCCGCAGGCAACACCGCGATCACCGACTCGGCTCTCAGCCTCACAGTCGCACAGCAAATCATCGCGTTTTCCATCTCGGATCTAATGTCCGTGACGGGTGCCGCCGGTAACCTCGACATCGCACGCCTTGCCGAAGCAGTCAGCAACGCTTACAGCCTCCGCTTCACGGATCAGGTCTGCGGCGTGATTGACGGGTTCACCGCGACGGTCGGAACGACCACCGTGGACATGACGGTCGACGACTTTTACGCTGCCATGTTCGCTCTTGAGCAGGCAGTCGTGACAGGTCCCTACGCCGCCGTGCTCTACCCGACCCAGTTCACAGATCTACAGGAATCCCTGCGCTCGGAAGGCGGAGCACTTTCCTTCTCCGCCCCAACGGCTGAGCTTCTCGCAATGAAAGGACCCGGATTTGCTGGCTCCTTCCTCGGTGTTGACATTTGGAAGTCCGACTCGGTCGTGACTGCTAACGCAGGTGCCGACAGCGCGGGGGCCATGTTCGGTCTCGGTGGCGTGGCATACGCGGAGGCCAGCGCCTCGGGTGCCCTGCCCGGCAGCATCGCAGCTCCCGCGATGAGCCCGGTCTACGCTGAGTTTGAGAGAGTGGCTGATCCGGGTTTGTGCCGCGTAATCGGTCACGCTTTTAATGCGGTATCCCTAGGTGAGGATTCGCGAGGCGTGTCCATCATCACCGACCGTTAGAGCTATGGCGGTTCACGGCTACATCAGTCTCCGTGACTCCTCTCCTTTGACCTTCGGGGATGCGGTTAGTTCCGCGCTCCGCAGGTCGAAGGAGGGGGCCGCCCACGCTTCCGGCGAGCGAACTCCCGACGGATGGTTGATCCGTTTTCACAAGACGGGCAAGGACGGCAAGGCTGGCAAGGCCGCTCTGTCCTCCTGGGTCGTCACTCCTAACACAGTCAAAAGAGGGTAGGACTTCATATGGCACAGGTACTAGGCAAGCGCGTTACTCAGGCCGAACGGCTCGACGCAGTTAAGATCCCGAGGCGGGTTAAGAAGCAGACCCGCTTTCTGTACAAGCACCACCCTATGCGCTTCATGTTCGTCGGCGGCGAGTGGTTGCCCCAACTCTCCAAGCTCCGCATCGATCCCGGTGTCGGCGGAGTCGTCACGGGCGGCGGGATCGACCTCGCAGTAGCAGGCAACATGCGGCAGGGCTGGCAAGTGATACAGCCCTCCGACTCACGCCTCGGTGAGTATCAGGACTATATGGTCGCCCTCCCACACGCGGCAGGCGGCAGCACCTACGTCGACCCCTTTCAGAAGGTCACCGTTGAGGCGGGCCGGATGTTCGTCGAAGAGGGCGGGGACAATTACTTCGCGTTCCTTCGCCACCTCATCGAGAGCGGTGTCGTTGCGCCTATCTCCGCCAACGTCAAGAAGATCAAGCTTCACGACATCGAGAAGAAAGTAGAGCGCCTCCAAGGTGCAGTCTCGGTGAACCCTGCGAATCAGATCGCAGCGGGGCGCCTCCGTCAAGCCGAGGAACTCCTCTCCGCGATGCGCGGCGACAAGCCGAAGACACGCAAGCCACGCAAGAAAGCCGAGGCCGCCGATGTCGGGTGAGAAGCGCGGAGTCCGTGAGTCGATGGACCGGATGACTGGGCGGCTCGTCCGGGAGTCTCAGGGCAAGATCTCGCAAGAGCAAGCACAGAAGAAGGCGCGGGCAGCCGCTCGCTACGTAGTGGACGGGGTGAAGCGCAAGAGCTGATCACCGCTAATCAATGGCTGGGCTCGCTGCCCGGCCTCCTTAAAATGGAGCATTGTAATGGCTAAGGGAACTAAGATTCTAAACAGCGCGATCGCGGTCGACGACGATCAGAACGTGATCATGAGGATCAACGTCGCAGGCGAAGGTACTCCCGACGACGAAGACGTCGACGACGGAGAGTGCTACTTCTACGTGGACCTCAGCGGGCCGGATCCCGTGCTCCGGGTCCGGTACAACGACGACGGATCGATGATTTCCGGCGACGTGGCGACGCTCACCTAATGTCGCTGTTCCGCTCAACGACTCAGGTTCTCTCGACGAGCTACGGATCTGCGATCACGATCGAAGACGGAGCCCGATCAATCTCGGTCACTCTCGACGACGCCGAGATCGGCTTTATGGTTCGCATCGCGGGTGCCAACGAAGAGAGCGTCCCCGCTGGCTCGGGCTGGGAGCTTCGGCCTCCGCCGCCTGGGTTGTCTGACGACCTCGACATCGAGATCCTGGCAGACGAGGGCACGCCGACCGCTTCCGTGATCTGGTTCCGCTGATGCCGATCGGCGGGAACATATCGGGCGGCGGCGGCGGCGGCGGTGGCGAGGAGTCAAGCTGGGAGGAGCAGTACTTCGTCGACTGGTCGGCAGAGTCCGCTCATGACTGGGACGCCAACGCTTCGCCCTTCGACATCCAGGGCGCCGCATGGGCCGGGGCGTTTATGGCGAACGGTAGCAAGTGCGAGATCGTTCCCGCCTCAGGGCTTGAACTCTCGCCCGACGCATCGGCGGCAACCGCTTGGTATTCCTCTCAGGATTGTCCAAGTCTTTACGCTAAGATCTCGGACTGGTCCGGCAACGCTGGGATCTTCGACAGCGTAACGAACCTCCAAGCCATCGCGGTTCAATGCCTGATCACCGGCAATCCGATCCAAGACAATAACGGATATGGGATCACTCTGACTGGGGCTGGCGGCTTCGGTGCCAGCATCGAGCGGCTCTATGATTCTTCGGTCTGGGGCAGTGGGAGTCACTCGGGTTATCGGGTGAGCAGCGCCGCCCCCGGCTTCTCCTGGAACGCGATCAACAGCGCAGAGGACGGTAACGAATACCAACTCTTTGAAATCGTAATGTTCCCAGGCGGCCTCTGCGTCTGCTCGGTCCGCGATGAGGCCTCCTTCGTAGACCCGCTAGGCTCGTCTGAGTTTCAGAAACAGCTTGCTAGCAATGGCTATCTTGGCAACGCCGAGGCCAGCAATTCATGGCTTCCCGCGAACGTCTACGTCCAGTTCCTCGCATACAACGGCGCGACGAACACACACACCGCTACCTTTAAGAACCTGCGCGTCCTGTCTCTGGGGGTCTAATGATCACGCCAAGCCAAGCCTACGTAATCGGATACGCCGAGGTCGGATCATCCGTTGACGGGTGGGATACCACCGAGATTTCTGGGGACTTCTCGGGCGGCGGCGGCGGTCCACTCGACCCGATGCCGCCACCTACGACATGGTCGATCTCGTGGTTCGCTGCGGACGGCTCTACCCTCGCCTCGGCCCAGGTCGACGCGCAGACCGGAGCGGTTAGCCTGTGACCACTAACGCCACCCTGTACCGCATCCACGCACCCGCGCCGGAGTTTCTGACGCGCGGAAGTGCGAACCCGATCGAGGCTCAGATCTTCGACACGGCGGGGGCGCTCATCGCTCCCGACTCGGGGACGGTGACAGTCTACGACGGGAGCAACACCAAGGTCGTGGACGCTGCAGCGGTGGCAGTCGTGGCAGACATCGCGACATATACGATCGCGGCGCTCGACCTGCCCGACACTAAGCAACTCGAGGACGGTTGGCGCATCGAGTGGAGCTTGGTGATCAGCGGGGACCCGGCGGTGATCTTCGTCCGGGCTGCCTCGCTCGTCCGGTCCAACCTCTTCCCGACCGTGGTCTCGGCTGACCTGGAAGCCCGGCATCAGAATCTCTCGCGGCTCATCGCCACGGGCAACGATGCCGACGACTTCATTACGACCGCTTGGGAGGTGATCGTGCGGATGCTCCTCAAGGCGGGCCGCATGCCTTACCTCGTCCTCTCCCCGTGGGCGTTGCACGATGCCCTCGTGTTCAAGTCGCTAGAGTTGATCTTCCGCGACGGGCATACTGCAGCCGGTGATGGCAAGTACGCCGAACTGGCGGAGGACTACCAGAACATGTTCGCTTCCGAGTGGGCGTCAATCACGTTCGACTACGACTTCGACCGGGACGGAGACGCCGACAGCACCGAGCAAGCCGGAGCAGACTCGATCCTCTTCACGGGTGGCCCAGGTGTCCAAACGGGTTGGCTCAACTAATGACCGCCCTCACTCACGTCGAGGTGCTCGATAACGTCGCGGCAATCGTCGAGGCGGGTACTAGCCTGCGTGAGTCTGCCGAGCTGCTCAACCCTAGGTGGGCACCCGAGGCCGCACTAGACCGAGCCTTCACCGTTACCCCGACTACGATCGCGAACACGCTCGACTACCGGGACAGCCCCGGCAGACGGGAGCGGGTGAACTACCAGATCGACTTGATCTGCGTCTGGGGCCAGAACGTCCACAACTACAAGACGACCCGAGACATCGCCCTCGCGGATTCTCTTGAGGCAGTCGAGGCGATCGGCGGCGACACCTCCGCGCTATCGCAGCAGTGGAGCGTTCACCACGTCTC